TAGAACACATCGCTGCCGGATATTGTCGGAAATAGCGTACCCGTCCCACTTGATACAGTAAGACTAGTGGCTACTGCTGTAAGAGTGCCAGCGAGATAACTGGTTGCGTTATTTGCGACTAAAATAGCCATGTTAACTCACTGCTATGGTCCACGTTATGGTCAAGGTATCGGCTGCGCCTTTGTTAATAACAGAGAACACCGTCCGACAAAGCATAGTACCGGCTGAAGCAGCGTTGAAGATACCAGCTTCTGTAAGAGCGCCTGTACCGACCCCTGCCCCAAATGTGCAGGCGTAAGCAACGGAACTTGTTGTTACAGTAGTACTTGTAAGGGCTGTGCGACTAGCCGATACAGCAGCAACCAGAGTTGTCTGAGCTAGACTGGCAGCAGTAGACGATGTGCCTACTTCCATATGAGTCATCGCCGTAGCAGTGGCGTCCTTCATACGTGAAGCAATATAGTTTAGCCCTACCTGAACAACAAGATTTTCTACTTCCCGTGTTTCTTTGACCGCTCCATCTGAACCAGTCAGCACAAGAGTAACTTTGCCTTCAGCTTTTACAAAATCTTTAGCCATAACAAACCTCTTAGTTCAAACTTGCGCTATTAAAGCTATACCCATTAAACGCATTAGAGTCCAGAGCGTTTAGTGTAAGGACAAACACCTCTGAAGTTGTCACCGGTTCGGAATCAACCTCTGCTGTGGCTGTGTTAAAGTCTACATTCTTAACTAGTGTCGAGGCAAATAGCTCAGACGTTACAGCGGAATCAGAAAGGATCGAACTAACAATCTTGACATCTGGGTCAGACGTTACCGCTGAATCGGAATACGCTGGTTTAGGATGACGTAGTACAATTTCCGATGTACTAGCAGTATCAAACAGAGCGAACGGATTAAACACGTCAGCTTTTATAAGGATGTATGAAAGCGAAACTATCGTCGGCTCATAGGTAGCAGCAACAGTAAAGTTATTACCCGCACTTATAGCTACATTTGCTATGATGCCGGAAGAATCAACAACGCTTACTGCTACCTTTATGTTGCTCATGCAAACTGCTCACGAACCCTAAAGCGAAGAAGATCGTATACAGTTTGAATCTCAGTGCCGAAGGTGACGCCTATCTCCCCCTCGTACATACCGGGATCAATCCCGACCAGTTCTCCGTTGCCGAAGTCAAAAGACACAATACCGTTGACAGCATCAGTCTTCGTGCATGGGATCGTAGACAATGTAGTCGTAGCACCAGCCAACCTGAATTTAACTGCCACTGATATGGAAGCGCCGGATACATCGATAGCAGCACCAGTCGTCTCATTCGTCAGAGTGAGATAAATCTGTGGAAGCGTATCGCCTTGAACTAGCTTGATAACATCTGACATGCTGACACCTATGCAAACGGACGCATTTGTACGCTAAGTGACGCCCTAGCAACACCTAGATTAGCCTTCGCCTTACGGCTAGCAGTTTTGTAGGAATACTGCTTGGCATGGTAGGTAGCAAGGTCTCTATCTGTCCATGACTTATTAGGCAGCACCAGCAAATGTTGCAATGCACCGTGCATGATAAGCTGCTCACACTCATCAAATGCTGTCTTATCCATACCTGTCGAGTCTGGCGTTGGCCTCAAAGCCAAGAACATCTTAATGTCGTAGGCAACGGATGAGTCTGGTACAGGCACGATAATAAAATGATCTGGGTCAAACTGCGAAATAAATCGTGGAGTAGACCGGACTGTAGCATCAGTAGAAGGCCAGTCTGGGTACACTCTGTGTATCTCATCCTGAGACATCGCTGATATCTTAGAACCGTTTACCGCTGCATGGATGACAGCTACAACCTCAGAATCAGTCGGAGCCTCGTACTCATACTCGTACACGCCGGGAGTGAGCCGAACAAGAGGCTGTTCGTAGCGCCATACGAGGGTTCTCTCACAGACCTCTATTGCCGCATCCCTGACATACTGCTGGATAGTAGGTCTAGGACACCCCGGAACACTAGGAGACAGCTTGCTTTCGAGGGAGATAAAGGTCCGTGTAGCCATTACACAACTTCCTTCTTAGTTAGTCCGGCTTCTTCTGTATCTGTAACTGATCTAGATTGGAAGGAAGTAGTTAGAGTCTGTATGAAAGACTGCTGGAAAAGTTGAGCACGATTAGAGTTGACATGTTCGTTATCGATAGACTCAGCAAGGAATAAAGTACCGTCTACCACAACTGGTAAATACGCATCTGGAAGAAGGGCCACAGTTGTAGATGACGCATAAGTCGGAGGTGTCTGGCAGTACTCACCGATGAGAATCTGCCCAGCAGGCGACTGAGGGTAGATAAAGAATCGATTAGGATTACGGGCATGGCGCATCCAGCTAATGCAGGCACTAGCTTCTTCTGTAACCCAATCGGGATATGTCTGATCCAGAATCTCTCTATTGGTCTCGCGTATACCGGGACCGTCTTTAATCCTGAAGATTTCCATGATCCTGATGGAATCAGACGGTGCTGACTGTAACGTCGCATTAGTTGTACAAGTGATCTCGCCGATATACGCAAACAAATCTGGGCGTATAAGAGCCATGCGCTTCAGGGTCTGATTGGCAAACCCTAGAAGTGTCGCATCCGAATACCGCTGAAGAGACGCTTCAGTGCTCGTATCTTGCAGCATCTTCCTAACTTCGGTGATCACATCTAGGAGTATCATATTTACAGCCCCCGACTAGCTTCGAGATTCAACTCTGTGTTTTCAACTGCAGGCTCTTCAGGAATATCCTCAGTCGATAAATCAATCTTGGCCTTACGACCTTTCTGGGCCTTAGGAATGAAACGCTCTGGAAACGCTTCTTCCTCAGTTACTTCCTCGCATGATGCGTTCTCTGCAAGGATTGGGTTCCAGTCGTAGATAAAGCCGTCGCGTGTATTACGTAGATAGCGAGTCATCTGTTAGTCCCTTTCACTTCGTCTTCCGCTTCACACCAGCCGAGCTAAGTGCAATAGCAATAGCCTGTTTCCGATTCTTTACCACGGGAGCTTTTTTAGGGCCAGCGGGATTAATACCGCCGTGAAGAGTACCAGTCTTAAATTCGTGCATAACCTTACGAACTTTGTTCTGCTGCTTCTTATCCATTTTGCTCACCTGAACTTAGCTGTTTTGGCTGCGATCTTAGTAGGTTGTCGTACAAACTGCTTGCCTTCTTTTGTACCTTTACGCTTCGCTGCAGTTGTAGCTGCATACTCTGCAGGAGATAACGCCTTAATTGCAGCCTCCGGCAGATACCTCTCGCCTGTCTTACTAGATGGCTTACCAGACTTGGTACGCCACTTTTGATCAGACCAATCCTTAAGTGATTTCTGAGGTGCTTTCATTTCTTCTTCATAACCTTAGGCGCAGAATGCGAAAGTCTCTTACTGGCTGACGTGTGTGACGCGCCAGTGTGTAGCTCACCGCCCATTTTATGGGTTGGGCCAACGTACTCTTTACCATTTGGAAGGTAATGTTTCTGCGATTTAGTCACGGTAACCTCCTCCAGCATCTTTATATCGTTTCGCAAGAAGTTGTGCCTTACGAGCCGACCACTGCCCAGCGGCAGTACCCTGTACTGCAACAGCCTTAATCTCATTGAATATGCGTTTACGCAGAGAAGGCTTGGTGTAGTTACCGGCCTCGTTTACTTTAGATTTTGGCACCTTAGCAGTTCCATGCTCTGAGAGACTTATTGATACGAGAGTTAGGATCGTTTGCTGTCTTAGCAGACGTTAGCTTTTTCTTCATGCCAGTCATCCTAGCACAGAAAGAATCTTTACGCGAGCCGCCCTCAGGCTGCGGAGGCTTTAACCCCGGCTTACCGGGATTAGCTGCATTGTAGGAGGCTCTACCCTTGGCATTGAGACCGCCACTAGGGTTCTTACCTTCTTTGCGCTGCCATGCGGGTGTCTTAGCCATATCAATCCTTCAACAGCGCAGTAATAGATGTTGCCCCACCAATGTCGCAGTAAACCCCGTTAGTAAACAGCATACCGTCTTCGGGGAGATTCCAAGTAATAACACCTTGTTTGGTGGTGTCTAACTCTAATTTTACAGGGCCGGTTGCAGACGTAGCATCGTACAGATTGATGTGGTCAAGCCCCCCACCGGCAGATGTATATAATATGCCTAGCAATCGAATCTTACCTGTATGAAGCTGTCCGTCCACATTTAAGTGGGTAGATGTCATGTCTCTAGCCATCATTATTCTCCTTACAGAAAAAGGGGGGCTTATGCCCCCCTATCTATATTAGTTGAGATCAGTGAGCATTGCAAACACGCGGACAACAGCGGCTGCAGGGACTGCAGTACCGATGGTCACGTCAATCGTATCAGCAGCCGCATAGACCTTACCGCCCGAGAGCGTTGGAGCGAATGCACCAGACGCAAGGACAGGAACGCCACCCGAAGTACCGGTAGCATTGACCGACGTAGCAGCAAGATAACCAGCGGCGGCAGAGCCGTCACCAATCGACAACGTGCTGGTAACACCGGCAGCAGTCGTTACAACCATGCCTACGTTAGACACAATCGAACCGGCTGGAATTGGAAGGATTTCCAAGACATCGGAGGCAGCGAGTGCTGTGAGACCGGCTGCTGCGCGAGCAGCAATGATCTTCGGGAAGTCGAGAGTGATTTCGACTCGGTGGGACTTATTGAGCGAATCCGCTGGATAAGCGGCTGAACCGGCGTTGAAGCCGACTGCGGTGGTATAAGTAGCCATTAGACTTACTCCGTAAAAGATGACAAGGGGAAAAGGGGGGTGTTACCCCCCTTCTAATTAGGCGACTGTTACAACGCCCTGAACCAAAGCCTCAGGCTTGACAACCTTGTAGCCATAGACCTGAAGACCACGGATAATATTGCCGAAGGTTGATTCAGAGCGAATGGTTTCCATGTTTGTCATCTGAGATGCGAACGTGAAGCCCATCTTGTGACCAGCGATGAGGCTGAACTTGCCAGATGAGACAGCCAAGTTATGGCTTGTGTAGAGCATAAAGCGGTCGATCATGCCGATACGACCATTACGCAATACCGACGTACTGTCGCCAGTGATCGAAGCATCCTTAAGGTCAGACTTCTTAATAAAGCCAGCCATCTTGGCTGGAATAATAAGAAAGCGATCCGACTCAGGAGCATTGGCTTCGTCAAGAACAACACCCATGTCAACGATGTAATCCAAAACATTGGACTTAGTAAGCGCAACAGGAGTACCTGTTGAACCAAGGTCGATATTGGCAGTGATACGACCGGCGGTGTTGCCTTTGTTAGTCGCAGCAATATCTGGGAGCAGGTCGGTGAGAACGCGGGTATCGATCTTGATCTTCATACGCTCGGAGGCGTCCTTCGACCAAGTATCCATCATAGCGATGTCAGCCTGAACCTTATCAACATCGTCTTCGATGCAGGCAAAGTACTCGCCTTTATCGATCATAAGCTGCAACTTGGCCTTCTCTGGACTCTGCACTGCAAGAGTCTGGCCCTTTACGTATGTCGAGATGGTGATCTCAGGGGTAGTACGGATGTTGACCGTATCACCGTACTGACGAATCTCACCCTCATAATCCGTATTGGAAATGGCTGCGAGGACTGTTGCATCGTAGAAATTCTGGATAAGTTTGCCCGACCAGATTTCGGGAATGAAGTTGCCCGAATACTGCGGACGACCTGCTGCGACTGAAAAAGCCATGAGCTTAACTCCTAGTTAACCGTTTACGACAATGCGTCCATCCCGCTGTGCAGCGAAGATGTCGCGTTCAATACGGTCGCGTTCGTCCTCTTTACCGCGATATACACCTTGACGGACTTTATTGAAAAAGTCGGTTATGTCAGCGGCGGTGTATGTCTTGGCGTTTTGAGTAACAGGGGCTGAACCGCCTTTAGAGCGACCCGGATTAACCTGCTTCTCAAGTTGAGAGGATACTGCAGACCGATTAGGTTGAGCATTAGCGTCGGCAAGAAACTTACCGGACGATTCAGAGTACGATTGGAAGAACGCTACCACACGGCTAACATCCAAGGAGTTCTGCGCTTGCTCCAAGTATGTCTGACGTGAAATTCCAGTCAAAGGATCAATAGACAACAACCAATTCTGAAAGCCAGAATCGTTATTGATCTGCTGCCAATTCGGTACGGAGTTAGACAAAGCTGTCCAGAACCTCTCTTCAGAACTCATGGCCTGCTGGTGGGCAACCCGTTGAACCTGAGGAAGTACTGAAGTATTCAAACTAGATGCAAGCTGATTAATGGTTGCTTCGATAGAAGCAATCTTAGCAGCCACAGGGTAGAGTTCTTCACGAGAAACCTTACGCATCACATCAATGGACTCACCGTAATCATTACGATCTGACTCAGAGACAAGGTTCTGATTAGCCATAATCGGAGTGGTATTGGATGGGACTGTTGATAACGAAGCGAGAAGCTGCTCCATCTGAGCAATTCTAGATTGGTACTCTTTATTGGTCTCCGTAACAGACTGTAGGCGATTGTTCTGGGCGTTATACATACCTTGCAGGGAACGCCACTGCTGCTCGTAATTTTCTGAACTCGGGCCATCTACGGTGCTACGCTCGTTCTTCTCCGTAGATTGGTCAACAGAACTAACTGAAGTGTCGGCGCTGTCAGACTGTGTACCAGCGTTGTCACCCGTCGAAGAGTTTTCGTCGGAGGCAGATGTGTCTGCTCCGCTATCCTCAGCGCCAAGTTGCTTGTACAATTCCTGTACTGCCTCACTCTGTTTGCGAATCTGTTCTGGTAGTGCCATTAGGTACGCTCCTATCCGGTGTGCGTGTTAACTAGTCGGCTTTTTAGCCGCTAGGTCAGGTGCTTCTTGTGCGAACTTTACAAGCTCGCCTAGGACTTGGCAACGCCCCTGTGAAATTGCCGAGTTTGCTAGCGCAAATGGTAGATTCTCAAGTTCATGGGTTCTCCACGCTTGAAGATAGGTCAGTACGTCTGGGTACTGCCTAACCATAAGCGCGAAAGCCTTGATAACCTGAGCATCTGGGCGAATCATCGATTAACCCCCACTGCTCTATTTGCTACTACGTTTGAATCCATACCGCCTTTTGGACTTCCATCGGGTTGGGTAGGTGTAGATTTTGGAGCCGATATACCGGCTTGTGGTTGTGGTGAACTGGCCTGAGCAATAGCTGCCTTGGCCTTCATCCGATCATTGTAAACCATCTTTTCAGATGACGGGACAATTTCGTCCATAGGCATCTGCAGGCTTCGAGAAACTTCTCTAATAATAGCAGCCCGCCCATCTTTACCGATGATTTCCATATCGACAGGGTTCGACGTAGCATTGAGAAACTCAAGTCTGCGAACATTCATTGTCTCCTTAGATGCGAGATTGATTGCACCGCGAGGCAGAATGATAACATCGCCCTTGATGCTTTCATCAGGATCATAACGCATATTGTAGATATACTGACGCTTGACTATCGGCTTAACTATGTCGGCGTCGATGTGCATAACGACTTGGCGGATGCCCTTACCGGCGCTGCCCATAAGCATAGACAGCCCAGATGATGTGCGACCAGCCCCCTGAACGTTAAGATCACCGTACAGATACGCAGGAATACCCGAGTGCTCGTCAGCCAACCGTGAGAACTTATCGTACACAGCAACAAGTGTTGTCGCATTATCGTCTGGTTGTGAAAACCGTACAGCAGGCGCACTTGACCCGACAGGATCATTCAATACCTGCCAAATCTTCCACGGGTGAATCTGGGTGATATCCTCGTTCGGAGGGAGACGATCTACGTTAACTTCAACCTGTGGACCAGACGAGATACCCATGTTGTTCACAAGAGCACGGGCTGCTGCGTTACAGACATTCTGGATATCTTCAATGATCTCAGGAATACCCTTGCCCCAGAACGCGCCGGGGCATTTGATAAACGAAGTCTTGGCGTATGGCTTCTCACCTAGTGGGTCATAGTTGAGCACAGCCTTGATGACATGGTTGCCCACTACCCACACATTGGCATCGTACTCTTTAGATTCATCTGGGACATCTTCTTCCGTGAGACCCCAATCCAACAGCATCTGCCCGCTTACCTTACCCCAGAACTCAAGGGCATCGAACATCTCGGTAGGGCGAAGTGTCGTATTGAACTTGTGCTCTTCCTGTTCCTTCTGAAACTCGAAGGATACATTAACCCAAGAAGAAGCGTTCCCATTCTCAAGAGCAGCCTTGATGGAGTTGTCGTCATACCCCGGAACACCGATGAGATCAGCCAAGTCCATACGGGTTAGGCGGTGATGCTCGAAGATATAGCCGTCATTCAGGTTAGACACACCCGGTTCTGGGAAGATTCTGAACGGGTCTACACGCTCATACTCAGGCGCAATGCGCTCTGTTGGAGCAGCAACCGTCTTACCGAACTCATCCTGAGTCCAACCTAGGACACGCTGTCTACGTACAACTGGCCCTTTGATAAACGCACAAGGGTAAGTAACAAGGTCAGTAATAAAATCGTTAAAGGCTTCAGACCAGCCACCTTCAGCGAACTGATCAGAAATTTTCAAATTCATCTTGTCCGCACGGGTCTGAGCCTCATGCAGAACACGGAACCTATAGTCCTGAGCTACCATCTCTTTTAGCTGGGAGACCTCATCACGAGTAGGAGCACGATCCTCGGACTTCAGTATCTCCATGACTGTATCAGCAAAGATAGACTCGATCTCTTTAGCCTGAACAGGAGATAACTCAGGGAGTGGCGTAGGCTTGATGTCCCAAGGGGGAGTACCTGTATCAAGCAGGATGTCGCGTAGCCAACTCTCAGCAGCCCTACACTTAACCTCAGTGATCATCATGTAGACTTCAGACCCACCCTGAGTTTGGATGGCTGTAAGTTTATCTGCCTCATACTCACCGTTACGCTGACGCATAGCCTTGAGCATTTTCAACTCAAGAGGCTGTTTCGCAATCTTGGCAGCATCCCAGCACTCGCGGAGATAAGACGATATACCAAGAATGAGGGGGTTGTTCTGGCGATCCTGAACTTCTTTGTTAATACGATCCTTCTCTTGCTTAACAAGTTCGGAATTACTAACAACTCTGAGAATCGAAAGTCCAGCCATTACGGTTAAGCCCCTTTACTTTTCAAACCGCGTTGCTTCACATACTCGTTAACTTTTTGAATTGGGGTCTTTGGGGTGAACAGAGGTATGTTACCCATCAGGGGTGTCATAGGTGCCTTACCTGTCGGGGGCATCTGACTAAAATAACCTACAGGTGGAAGGTTTAGTCTAGTCCCAAGCGGCTGTGACATTGCTGGAGTTGTAGGCCGAACTGGGGGCATAGGCACTTTATCAGTCCCGATGAAGCGTGTATTCGGTGGAAGCGGAACCATACCGCCGTCAGCGTAGCCCTTGCCCGCTTTACCCATGTTGGAGCTGTGCATCTTCGGGTTATCCGAGTTACACATATAAGATTTGGTGGGTGAACCGGACTTCTTCATAGCAATCTCCCCAGCTACATGTCTTACGACATATACACAGAAACAAATCTACACGCAAGTAGTGAAAAAGACCCCCGGGGAGCGTCATCAGCACTCAACCCGGGGGGAGGTGGCCGGAAGGGAGGGACCGGCAGGAGGTATATATCATGTCCACCCATATGCCGCAACAGGCTTGATCTCGCGCCGCCTAGATAGCTGAGATGAGTCTCCGCCGGACGTAATATGCAGCATTAAGTACTGTAAAGCCTCCGCAACGTGCGAATGTTTGTTCTTATCGATGCTTTCGTTCTTGGCATGGAACCTATAACCCCCCATCATGGCTGATTTCAGCCTAGTACACCTCGGATCAACCAGAAATGCAGGGTCTCCGTCCACTTGACGCATCAAAAAGTCATCAACTGCGTTGACTCGGGCCGAAATATTGTTGGTTTTAGCTGGAATTACCCTAAAACCCTCGGCTTTGATGATATCTACAGCACTTCTCTCGTCAGTTTGCGCCCTTTGTATGCCTGCTGGGTCAGTAACCACCAGTATCTGCCTCCCCGGGAAGCGTTCATGGATGATCGGCTTCAAAACTGTACGCACAAACCGCTGAATACCCATGTCGAAGCTTACAGCCTCGTCTAAAATCAGTGCTCGACCACGCGGGTCTTGCTGTCCGAACACCGCAGCGGGTGTCAAACCGAGGTCCATACCGATAATTATGGGTCGAATGCCGTTATTTACGTGCCTAAGTGTCGCTTTCGCCATGTGATAGTCAGGTCTGAAGTACTTATAGACCGGCGTTCCCGCAGAACTCAGCCCATACTCACCATCAATGTAAACCCTGACATACTCATCCGACCGCCCCTGCGTGTCGTAATACCCATCTGGCAGGTTCTCGACGTTCTCCGCATAGGTCGATCTACCCGATGGCTGCTTGAATACATCCCACCCGTTGTTATTAGGTGACACGCCGTCCTTGGGATCAAGCCCCTCCATCTGGTAGTACCACCACGTATCCATAGTCGGCGGGTTCGTATCCCCCCACATGCCATGCCACGTCGGACCGCCATCCTTCTTGGACGGGAAACGCCCAATACGCTTCGACATCGCGTCTATGATATCGGGGTGGATGTCACGACACTCGTTAAACCACGCCCCAGTAAGTTCCAGCGAGTTCAGGTTGGCTACATCGTCCGCGTCGTCCAGTGCTCTGAACATAATCTCGGACTCGACATCCCCGATTTTGAAGAAGTACGTCTTGGTCGTGCGCATATAATCCCCGCACACACCGGGCGGGAACCAGTCTAGGAACGTCTTGATCGTCGTATCCTGCAACTGGCGGGCAGTCTCGCGGACCACAGCGAACCGTGTCTTGCGAATCCCTTGGCTGTTGGGAATCTGCGCCGACGCCCTGCGGACAACCTCGAACGAACAGGTCACCGACTTGCCCGAGCCCACTGGCCCCATCAGCACACGCATCTTGATATCAGACTGCATGAACTTAGCGCCAGTCGGCGGTGGCGTATAGTTAATATCTAAAGACAAGGCGATTCTCCAAATATCGTAACTATGTACGATGGTGGTTTCTTCCTGCGCTTCTTAATCACTCTGGTCTGGTACGATACGGATTTCTCCGTCAGCAACTTCTCCAGTTGTCTGCACTTCACGGCGCTACTCAATCTCTGCATACTCAGGCTCATGTTCAATCACCTTGGCTGTATGCTCTTGGTTTCCGAGATTGATCGTGATGCGAACACCACCCGTGCCTTCTTGAGATACCTCGTTCTTGGGCTCCAGACCAGCCCACTTGACCGTTGACTTGATCAGGTCGGCCTTCACAGCGGCGCTAACGTCCGGGCTATGGATTAACAACCAAGATGTTTTCAGGAGTTCTTCCGACTGGGCTCGGGCCTTCATGCGGAATGTGAGTCCCTTGTCGCGGATTTCTCCACGGTAGTGCTCCACCTTCCTGAGGAACACAGGGTCTTTGTTGAACGTGATGATGTCGGAGGTTGTGATCTTGTGGCGTTCGACAACCTCATCCAAAGACTCTCCGCTGCCTTCGAGCAGCAGGGCTATGTCGAAGGCTAGACGGTCTGACCATTTGGTATAGTTCAATGGGAGTGTGTCCATAATGGGAGCCTTAATCTGTAAAGCGCGTCGAGTCAACTGGGTTTGAAACTTTACATGTTGGTTTTTTGGGTCTCGTTTTAAGCGGTTTACTATCCATGCGGGGGGGCTTCGAACCGCCAGTCCATGTACCCCCCTCTGCCATGCCCGATGCGCGGGCAAGCCGATGCAAGCGATAGGCTGAAAGCCTAGGGAAACAAGGCAACTTGACATTCTCGTCAAGTTGTGCGAGTATTTGATTGTCGACGGGATGACCCCGCCGACAGGCTCTTTGACAACTAAAGAAGGATTACTACCATGTCGGACAACAATACGGTTGCGGCTCGCAAGGTTTCCATTACCCCGATTACTTTCGTGATCGAAGTGGTTGCCGAGCGGATTTCCGAAAAGGGTACGTTCTCGGCCCTCAAGGTTACCTCAGTCAAGTCCTCGGTTAAGGAATTGGTTGGTCACCTCAAGGTCTCGGCCCCACCTCAGGGCGGCGGCGCGATGTACATCAAGACGGATAGCTTGACAGGCATCAAGGTCTTGAAAGACTCGGAAATCAAGACAAGCGGAACAAAGTTGTTCTGATCCAAGCAAGAGGGCGGCGATGGTCGCCGCCCTCACAACCCAAGGGAAAAAGAAAATGAAGTACGAAACACTCTACCACCGCTTCAAGAGAGACGGAAAATGGCGGACCGTCGAGATCAGAGTAGAGCGCAAGCGCAAGCAAGCGATACTCGCAAGGATAGAGATCAAGTACAAACTCAAGCTGACGGAAGCCTGAGACAACGGGAGAGGCGAGAGCCTCTCCCACCTCAACGAAAGGAACCACGATGGAACTCACTTGGAAGCAGACTATCCTGATGGTCATCGCCATCTTCGTGATTACAGGACTGATTGAGCAGATACCCTACTGAGAGAGCGGGAGCGAGGCGCAAGCCTCCTCCTTCTTTTATTCTCTGTTGTGTAAGACCATACGTCGGGGGGTTACAGCTCATATGGCAACTGCGTATAAGTTATGGCGTATGTAAAGCGTGTTTGTGTATGATTTTATGTATAGTTTGTAGCAATATATAGGGGTGTAGCCATACAAATCTAAAACGGAAGGCAGATTTTTAGAGAAATCTAGAGCAAACTTTACGTTAAAAATCGGCTGTAACTGTACAACTATACAGTATAGTTTGTAGTAAAACCAAGGAGTTAGAACCAAATGAGTGGGTATATAATATATAAAGAATCTAAGAATACACTGTTTTTTTTAACCCTTTCCTATAGAAAAAATTATTGATGTAAAGTTTTATAAAAACACCCCTAAAAAAGATGGCGACATTACTAAAAAAACATAGATTCTTTAGATTCTACAGATTCTTACACGCTACACCATTGATTTAATTACATTTTATTTTATGTAAAGTTAGCCTTTTCTATGCCACACGTATATTCTATTTTAGATTATGGCATATGCCCACACGCACACGGAGGAAACTTGACACCGGCGGAGCGGTCGTGCTACGTTGGTGGGGTCAGCAGGACAACACCTGTTAGATACTAAGTTTACATATAAACAACAAAAGGAATATAACAATGGCTACTAGTAAAGTTTCTCTCATCCAGAATTGTGATGTTGTACTTGACACCAAGGGTCGTATTGCTACCAAGGCTAACCCTGATGGTGCATGGTCCAACGAGAATGTGGATATCATGTATAGCAAGATGTTGGAGAAAGCCAAAGAGACTGGTCACTCTATCAAGGTGTTTGTGTATAGTAATGACCCTGCATCCAAGATAAGCGAGTTGACATACAAACAGGCTCTATCATTCACCAAGACCCATCTCCCTCGTATTGGTCACAATATGAAGTTCGGTGGTTCACAGTACTTTATGTTGGTAGATAAGGACAAAGCCCCATCTGCTGTTCGTAATGTCACTCAGAAGTTGTTCTGATAACAGTTAATCGGTTGGAGTGGGTTAATAGCCCACTCCTTTTTTGTGTCCGTATAGGGAGTATAATTATGACTACTAGTTCCGATTTGCTACAGAGTATCGATAGGTCTGAGCGACTTGTTACCAATAGGTTGATTGAGGTTAAGGCTATCCATTCATTGGTTATGTCTGACCCTGACAACTACTGCAAGTCATCCAAGTTGGGGATTATTCAAGGGGATTTGGACTTCCTGAATAATTTGTTGACCGATATCCGACAGGTGTTGAATGATCACTAGTATAGCTATGCACTGTAGCCGTTGTTGTCAGCCCATCTCCCAAAAGAGGTGGGCCTTATTGTATCGGGAGTGTTTGGATTGTGGAGATAAACGGGCCAAGAGACTGGCTCAATCTAGGACTATAGTGCCTATGCACAAGTCGAACTATATATTGGTTACTGACCTTAACTTGCTGAAAGGACTGAATAAATGAGAGCGACAACATTAAAATCAACGATTAAATCTCTGTTCCCCATCCAACGTACAGTATGTATAGAAGGTAGTCCGGGGGGTGGTAAGACTACTATCGTACAACAAGTTGCCAAGGAACTGGACATTCCCTATATCGAACGGCATATGCCGACCATGCTTGTCGAGGACTTTGGTATTCCTATGGTTATGGGAGATGGTGAAGCCCTGTCCTACAAGCTACCTGATTGGTTTCCGGTCAAGGGTAAATCCCCTGATAAGGGTATCTTGTGCTTCGATGATCGCAATCAAGCCAATGCTGACTTGCAGAAGGTGTTAGCCAATATCTGCCAAGCCCGTAACCTTCATGGTGTGCCATTGCCTGATGGTTGGATGGTCGTATCTACTGGCAACAAACAGTCCGATAGAGCAGGTGCTAACCGTGTTCTGTCCCATCTTCGTAATCGTGAGACTGTTGTGGAGTTGGAGACCCATCTGGATGACTGGTCATCATGGGCTATTGATAACAATGTAAAGCCAGAGGTTATCTCATTCATTCGGTTTCGGCCTAACCTGTTACATGACTTCGACCCACAACGTGACCAGAATGCTACTCCACGTAGTTGGGTTGAGGGTGTTTCCGATGTGCTTGGTGTAGTGTCAAGTGATGCAGAGTATGAGTGTTTCAAGGGTGCTGTAGGTGAGGGGCCAGCCGCTGAGTTTGTTGGGTATCTACGTATATTCCGTAAACTTCCTAACCCTGACAACATCTTGATCAATCCCACAACAGCAGAAGTACCGACTGACCCTGCTACACTGTATGCCCTGAGTGGTGCGATTGCACAGCGGGCTACTGTGGCTAACTTTGACCGTGTTTGTACCTATTCAGAGCGTATGCCTCCAGAGTTCAGCGTTCTGACTATTAGCTATGCGGCTCGTAAGAACCCCGATCTGGCTAATACTCAAGCGTTTAACAAGTGGGCCATTGCACATCAGGACGTGCTGTTTTGATGGATAAGATAGGCAAGGAGTTGATCCACATGAATACGGACTGGATAGACTACCTCATGCTTGAAAGGAGAGTGCTCACAGTAGGCTACATCAAGTCAGCCTATTGGGGCAAGGTTAAGAACAAGTCCCTCGGTGATTGGCTGAGGGACGAGTTCCCTAATGAGTGGGTTAGATTCAAAGCAAGTAAACTAGAAACAATGGAGAATGGCTATGAATTTGAGTGATAAAGCCCTGTTGGTACAGTTGAACATATCCCAATGGACTGCTCGTAAGTACGACAAGCGAGTGACCCAAGAGGTAGCCGATAGTCATGGTGCTCAGATGGGGGTGGGACGCTACAATAAGTCTCTGCTTCCCATGAATGATTACCTTGATGATGTGCATAAGAAGGCGACATTCATCCGTACCAAGTACTACGAGAACACATTGCCTTGGGGCATTGAGGGTACACAGTTGCTACCATCTGCTAACTACTTGAACTTTATGACTAATTTTCGCAAGGAGAAGAACGAGTGGGAGTTCTTGGTCGATAAGTTCTTGGTTATGTATGACGACTTGAAGGATGATGCCAGACGTATGCTACCCAATGGCCTGTATAATGACTCTGATTACCCGTCAGAGCATGACCTACGGCGTAAGTTCAAGATGGATATGGCTGTGTTTCCTGTACCTACCAATGACTTTCGAGTTGCTATCGGTAGTGAGGAACTGTCCCGTATCCAACAGGATGTTGAGCATCGTGTAAAGCAAGCTCAAGAGACGGCAATGCAGGACGTATGGCAACGTCTATATGACAAGGTAAAACATATTGCTGAGAAGTTGGCTGACCCTACGGCCATCTTCAGAGACACTATGGTCGATAATGCTAGGGAGTTATGCTCTCTATTACCCCGACTAAACTTCGCTGATGACCCTAACCTTGAGGCTCTACGCCATCAAGTTGAGCAGTCATTGGTCAAAAACCATCCTGATGCGTTGCGTAATGACCCTGATCTACGCCGTGACAAAGCGGCTGAAGCCAAGGCAATCATGGATAAGATGTCTGTATTTATGGGAGGTGCATGATGAGAACCTATATCGCTCTATACAAAGAACGTCGTCTGATAGTCACAGCTTCGTCTAGTTTCGAGGCACAAGAGACTGCGGCTAAACTGCTCAAAGCTAGGAAGCGGTACGATGTGACTGTATATTTGGCTGACACACCGATCAACACAGGGAGTATATGATCATGGATATTATGAAGCGCATCAGTAAGGCTAAGACTAGCCTCATTCTGGAAAGCCCGTTCTTTGGACGGGTAGCCTGTGAATTGCCTGTAATTCTGGATGATACTATCCCGACTGCTTGTACCAATGGCAAGGAGATACGCTACAACCCCAAGTTTGTGGATGAACTTGACGATGAAGAACTCAAGTTCCTAGTGGCCCATGAGTGTGCTCATCCTATGCTTGAACATAACTTCAGACGGGGTGAACGTAATGCTAGGACATGGAACAAAGCCGCTGACTATGTGATCAACAAGCTGTTGGTGGATGAGAAGATTGGACGTATGCCCAAGATGGGCCTGCTGTCCGATGACATATACAATGCAGGCGGTGGAACTTCTGAGGGTATCTACAACATACTGCCACATGACCCTGAAGGTGAAGGTGGTTTCGGTGGTGAAGGTGACCCGTTAGATGACTGTCAGGATGCACAAGGGACACCTGCTGAGAAGTCACAACAAGAGGCTGAATGGAAGGTGAAGGTAGCCCAAGCGGCTCAAGCCGCTAAGATGATGGGTAAAATGACAGCAGGACTAGAGCGGTTGGTGACTGGAATACTCCAACCAAAGGTGAATTGGCGTGATGTTCTGCATAAGTTCGTTGAGAAGTGTAAGGATGATCAGCGTTCCTATGCCCGTCCTAATCGTCGGTTCATATCTCAAGGTCTGTATATGCCAAGCGTAACAGGTGAGAGACTAGGCGAGATTGCCATCGCTGTTGACTGTTCCGGCTCTATTACAGAGGAGTTGGTCAATCAGTTTGCTTCCGAGATCAGGACTATCCATGAGGATGGTAGGCCGTCGATGATTCATGTCATGTACTTCGACTATGAAATCTCTCACTACGAGAAGTATGGACGTGAAGATACCCTAGATATCAAGCCACATGGTGGTGGTGGCACACGGTTCAGCCCTGTGTTCAAGTATATGCAGGAGCATGACATCAACCCTGTAGCCTGTGTGTTCCTGACAGACTTGCAATGCGATGACTTCGGTGATGCCCCTGAATATCCTGTGTTGTGGGTGTCTACCGATAAGGGTGAAGCCCCATTCGGTGAAGTAGTGGTGATGTAATGATGTTCGTCGGATTACCTGATGGGTTCACTATGGAGAAGGAGAAATCCGGTGTGCTGATTGGCGAAACATGGGCTGTGGCAGTGTACTATAAAAAGAGACTCGCCTTTCAAATGGTGTCGGATTTCGACGTATCCGATGGCAGACCACGTTATTCTGCTCGGTCTGTAACATATTCCAGCGACTGGCAGGAGTTTTCAAGTTTGGGAGAGATGGTCTTAGTCATGTGTACTAAGCATAGAATGGGGGTTGAGTGATGGAAACTTATATTGCTGTGACCAGTACGGCTATGAGTATCGCCATGTGTCTACGGATACTATGGCTCGAACGTAAGTTAGAGAACGCATCTGAAGCCATATCCGCTATGGCTCTCGGTATGGCTGAAGTTACTATGGAAGATGGTCTAATCACAATTAAATATAAGGGAGTATAACAATGGCTACTGTACGTTTTAGTGGTGAGTTGACAGGTCATATCATCCAGAATGCCAAGGACTTATTCAAGCAACGCATAGAAGATGCGAAAGCAAACGTCCCTAAAGATATTGCTGATCGTGTGTACGAACGTGGTCTAGGTCGGTATCAGGAACGCTTTAATGCTCTTCCTAGTGTGTTCTTTAGACACGAGGATACCATGAAGATAGTTAAAATCGGGGATGTAAAATGTTATGTTGAATGCAGGTACTCAGGCGGTAGGAAGGTATACCCTATTGGGGAGATGCCTCCAGAAACAATGCTGAAGTTCGAAGGGTACTCTTATATGGGTCAAGGCTTGGCCTTGATTAATACAGATGGTTTCTGGGATGATATCCTTGCTGAAGTAACAGCGTATCAGCAAGCTATTGATAACCTCCATTCACAGCAGACATCGTTTATTGATAGTGTGAAGAAGGTTATAGCGGCTCATGCTACCCTTGCTCCTGCTCTCAAGATGTGGCCTGCACTATGGGACTTGATACCAGAGGGTACTAAGAACAAGCACAAAGAAATTGTGGAGCGTAACAAGTCTACTCCAACTGTGGATGTAGACCTTGGCTCACTCACTGCCGCTGTAACATTCAGCAAACTCACACGATAAGGGAGAGCGTCTATGTATTATAGTAATTCCGATATCAGAACTTATGCTGACGCCGATACACTATTCAAGACAGCTAGAACTCCTAGTAAGGGTAAGCCTATCAGGTCTTTCGCTAGAATACTCAAGGATGGTGATGACTATATCATTACCGTGAAGGGGACTAACATCTGTAGGATAACTCCTGACAACACGTTGGAGTTTATTGCCGAGGTCAATACTGTGCGCTGTAATACGTTCACTCTTGTCGGTAACCTGCATAGTGTCATACCGATTGCCATATCCAGAGTAGGCACTGGTCGATATCGTGTCGAGCATAGCAGTACACTTATCGCCTTGTCCCAAGGACGTTGGCCTCATATGAAGAACGATGCTCCTGAATACTTCAAAGGTATCAAGTTCGATCTAAGTACCGGTGAATGCCTCAACCGAAGAGTGGATATGCTCAAGTCTGTTGATACAGACAAGCGCAAAGAGTGGCTGAGACTACTCACAAGATGGAATCGTGGCATCAAAGTACGTATGAAGATGGGTGTATTCTCCGGTCTGGTAGAGAGAAGGCGCATCGAAGGCGGTAATGCTCAAGGTGGTCAAACTGGTCTAACAGAACCGTTATACAAGGCCATCATCGACGGGACTCACGATACTCAGCTACTCTACAACATAGTATTACAAGCATCACCAACTTACTGGAGTCAAACGACTATAACTCCAGACGATGTGCAACGGTACATTAAGAACCTACTATCAGCCCATAGCATCCATTTCAGACAGCGGTTCGGAGTGCTACCCAAATGAGTGTGATTGTATGGGACGGCGTATCCTTAGCCGTAGATAATGGTGCAACAGACGGCTTCTCCATGTGGGAATCCGAGAAAGTATGGGTACATAAGGGCGAGTTCCTAACTGGGACTGGTACTGTGTCCTCCATATTGGAGATGCGTGAGTGGTATAAGAATGGTTCTAACCCACTCCTATTTCCATTCGCCCAACGTGTATTTGATACTATGTGTAACTTTATTGTGGTGAATGAGACAGGACTTCACCGATACGAACGGACTCATGTTCCGATAGATCATGGGTTTAGTATATGTGCTTTCGGGCAGGGTAAGGACTTTGCCTATGGTGCGTTAGCGATGGGCGCAACAGCAGAACAAGCCGCAACAATCGCAAATAAGTTCTCCATTCATTGTGGAATGGGGGTGTCAACATATGTCATGGGAGTAGACAATGATTAAGCGTGGACGTGGACGGCCTAAGAAGATAGTACAAGAAAAAGTTGCATATAAATTGGATAAAGTGGGAGACGCAATAGAAGCCTTTGTAAACACACATGATTTTGCTGAGGCATTTATGGATAACTTGGTGGGTAAAGTTATCTATGAGCTACGCATTTATAATAACTGCCGAAACCCCGAAGTGATGAAGCGAGTTAGGGAGTTGCTCGACATCATGTCTGGATACGCTGATTCACTACCCAAGGAGGAATTTCTTGATTAAGAGTGTCATATGGAAGAGTGCAGAGAAGGAACGCTGCATTCAGATGCACATGAATGGTGCTACAGCAAGGGAGATTGGCATTGCCATATCACGTAGCAGGAACTCTGTGATTGGGTTCCTTAATCGTGCCGGTTATGCCAGACCGAAGGTGGCTAAGCCAAAGGTAGAGGAGTTGCCAAAGCCTAAGGAACGTGTAAAGTCTGCGACTGTGATTCGGATTAACCCCATAACTAAGGGGGCGTTCGTGCCGAAACCTGAACCTATAATACCGCACAATACTGTTCCGCTTATAGAGCGTGACATGACCTATGAATGTGCATGGATTGTAGGCTCAGTTAATGGGGGAAATAGTCGGTGCTGTGGGCAGATGATATACAGGAAGTCACTTTGCAAAACGCATTATGATGTAGCCTATGAGCGGCATGTAATTTTCAGTGGCAAGCCTAAGAGGGAGTTTACATTTAGTGGCAGATTGGGATAGGCGATTTCTAAATTTGGCAGAGTATATTTCTGCATGGTCGAAAGACCCATCAACCAAAGTCGGGGCGGTCATCAGCCGCCCTGACAACACGATAGCATCGCTAGGATACAATGGCTTCCCTAGATATGTGGATGACGGCGAGTTGCGCTATGCTAACAAGGCTCTGAAGTATAAGATGGTTGTTCATGCAGAAGTGAATGCTATCTTGAAGGCCAAAGAACCATTGGATGGATATACATTGTACGTACATCCGCTACATCCATGCGCTAGTTGTGCGGCTATCATAATCCAGTCCGGTATATCCAAGGTTGTCACTATTGTAAGTGATAGACCTGATTGGGCAGAGTCATTCGCGATTGCTAAGGCGATGTTCTGTGAGGCTCATGTGGATGTGAAGGTGCTTGACGATGCCTGATATTACAATGTGCTTGGGTGAAACCTGCCCAAAGGCAGACACCTGCTATAGGTCACCGTCTAGCGGTACTAAACCTGACGAGACTAAACAGTCATGGTTCATTCAAGAACCATACTGGCGTGACGGTAGAGGGCCAGCCGTTTGCGATGAGTATTGGCCTGTTAATAGGGAGACTACCAATGATAAACGTAGATAAGTTGTTGAATGAGCGTGAGAAAACACACGGTAAGTTTTCGGACGGTGCAAGCGTAAGCCAGATGCTAAAACAAGTGGCACGTACATCGGCTAATTGGGACAAGATGAATGACTCTCAACGTGAGTCATTCGATATGCAAGCAAGCAAGTGGGGTCGCATCCTAACAGGTGACCATAACTTTGCAGATCATTGGGTCGATCTTGCAGGGTACTCCACACTCGGTGGCACACACTCCGGCACAAGCCTAGCTACCGTAGCATCTGACATTAGGGTATCCTTTAGCGGTATGCCTAAGGTCACTGATGTAAAGATCGCCGATATAGACGAAGCTATACTCAAGAAAGCCTGAGCATGAACGGGCAGTATCATCTCATAACCACAGTGGTCACGGCAGTTATTGCCGTGGCTATTGTTCTCATCATTGCAACCACAAAGGGGAAGAAGAAATGACTACGAGACACGCCGACGATGTGACTATTACTGATCTGGTTCGCTTGCGTAGGGAGAACGAAGCCTTGCAGAGTCAGCTAAAGAACGCACTAGATGTTGTGGTAAAACTGACGAAAGAAAACAGGGAACTCAAGGGGAAGAAGTGATTATGATCACCACGACATTAAACAGAATACGCGAACATTCACCATGCGAAGACGGGTGGACAAAACTACTCGCCGGACTTGGCAAAACAGCGGCGGACGATGAACCTTTGCCGTTTGCGACAATCCTTGCAATCAACGGGCTGGATTATGCAGTTTGGTGCTGTTGTGCTGAACCTCAATACGCGAAAGAATGGCGGTTGTTAATGGTCGCGTATGCTCGACGGGTCGGGCATTTGATTATTGACCCTAAAGCCAAAAACGCGATTGACGTTGCAGAGCGGTATGCAAACGGCGAAGCGACCGATGAAGAGTTGAACGCCGCATGGGCCGCCTCATCCGCCGCCGCAGGTGCCGCCGCATGGGCCGCCTCATGGGCCGTCGCAGGTGCCGTCGCAAGGGCCGGGATAATCTCTTTCGACCCCGCAATCGCCGCCGCAAGGGAAGACGAACGTAAGTGGCAAGAGCAAGAGTTCCTGCGCGTCGTTACAGAAACAGGAGCGAGTGATGGACGCTACTGAAAAATTAGCTCAAATGATGATCCGTTGCGGACTGGCAACGGGACACGGTGACACTATTGACGATTTGATTTTTGAATTGGAAAAGCAGATCAAAAATACATCGCACGCATTCA